CGTTGCGCCCCTGGTCGGTCTCCATGAAGAACTTGCCGGCAAAGATGCCCCAGCCGGATTCCTCGCGGGTCTCGCCACGGCCGGTCGGCAGCTCGCCGAGCCAGCTGGTGTGGCCGTACGCCGACATGGCCACCGACTTCGTCGGGATCGCGCCGGCGACGGTCAGGTCCTGGTCGCGGTCGACGACGTCGAGCTGCGCGAAGGCGACGGTGATGTCGCCCTCCTCGGTGAGCTCCTTGATCTGGGCTCCGGCGAACGTCTTGTGGGCGTAGTCGGGGCCGTCCTTGAACTGGATCCGCGCGGGCGTCGTCATGCGGTCGCTCCTGCTGGCTCATTGCCGTTCCGCGAGGTCATCGTGGTCTGGGTGATCGAGCCGTCAGGATTGACGGTCGTCATGTTCAGCGGCACCAGGTACTCGTCGCCGCCGGGGATCGGGTTCATGTCCTCGAGCTCGCGGATGTCGTTGGCCGAGAGGAAGCCCCACTGGCGGCCGGTCGCGTAGCCCTTCATCCGGGTCTCGAAGTCGCCGCGCTGCAACGCGTTCACGTTGAACTTGAGGTAGTGCCTGCCGCCGGCGCCGAGCCAGTCGGGTCCGAGCAGCTGCATCGCCATCGCGCTTTCGAATCGCACGAACCAACCCATCAGCGCGTCGCCGACGTGCTCGAGGCTCAGGTGCTCGATGTTCGAGAACGTCGCGCGCTCGAGATCGCCGAGCTTGTGCGGGCTCAGCCGGAACCAGCGGGCGACGTCGCGGATCTGGTGGGTCCGCGTCTCGAGCCACTGCGCGTCGTCGTTGGGCATCGAGAGCGTCTGGGGCTTGAGGCCCTCCTCGAGCACCCACGGCTTCCAGGCGTTCGAGAGGCCGGTGTGCTCGTCCTGGATCTGGTCCTCGAGGTGCTCCCAGGCCTGGTCGCTGAGCTTGTTGTCGGTGCTGAGCACGAAGCTCGTCGTCGCGCCCTGGCCGAAGAATCGCGAGCCATGCTCCTCGGCGGCGAGGCCGAGGCCGATCGTCTCGCGCGCCAGGCGGATGACCGAGTAGCCCTTGACGCCGTCCCACGACAGCCCGGGGATGTGGAGGATCTGGGCCCGGCTGAACTCGACGACCTGGCCGTTGGTCCGGGTGTACCGGTAGCGCAGGTCGCCGGCGGCGAAGGTGATCGGCACGAGGTCGCCGGCGAGGGTGAGCGTCATGCCCCGCGACTCGCGGTCGACGCGGTCGACGTCCATCCGATCGGTCGCGAGCAGGTACAGCCCGCGGAGCCGGCCCAGGCCGTCGCGGGCCTTGAGCGAGTAACCGTTGCCCCACGTCAGCGCGTGGGCCATCGTGACCTCGCGCCAGTGGTAGGCGGTGAGCTCCGGGTTCGCCTGGTAGCGGATGACGCGGTCGACGGCGTGGCTCGGGTCCGGCTTCGAGCCCTGGCGTTCGACCGAGGCGTCGTCGGTCGACGTCGTCGACGTCCGCACGAACACGCCGTACGGGACCTTCGCGACGTCCTCGGACAGGATCCGGACCGCGTCCCAGAACGCCGAATAGCGCATGGCCCGGTCGGTCGTGACCGAGATCCCCGACGTCGAGCGGCCGCCGCCCATCTGGAGGACGTGCGCGCCGGCGGCGAGGGTGCCCGCGCCCTGGTCGAAGAGCTTGGTCGCCGCTCGAGCGAAGATCGACATCAGCGGCGGCTCGTGGTTTCAGCGCGGGCGCCGAGACCGACCGTGACGAGCAGGCCGAGACCGAGGACGACCGGAGCGAGGACGGTCCCCCACGGCGCCGGCGCCTGTCCGGCGCCGTACGCGACGAGGAGCCAGCCGGCGATCGCCATCGCATCGAGGGCGAGGCGATCGAACGCCGCCCGGAGTCGCTTCATGTGGCCTCCGGCGCTAGGCGTTCGTCGTCTGGGTCGAAGACCTGCCCGCAGCCGCCCTCGCGGACCTGGCAGCGCCAGCCGGGCGGGTCCTTCCGGCGCGCGAGCGTCTCCCGGTTGCATTGCGGGCACGTCCGCCGGCGGTTGAGGATCCGGAACCCCCGCGTCTCGTACACCGACGGCCCCGGCGGGTCGGGCATCGTCATGGCCGCCTCGAGTGCGAGGATGTCCGCGATCGCGATGTCGATCGGGGCCTTGTCGTCGCCCTTGGTCGGGATGTACCTGGTCCGGTCGTCCTCGACGTCGGCGAGCTTGACCTTCTTCTTGTGCAGCGCCCCCGCGTGCGCCGCCGCCTCCGGATCACCGTCGTGCAGCAGGCCCTCGGCGACGCCGACCAGCCAGCGATCGAACGCCGGCGCCATCCGCGTGGCCTGGTTGGTGTCGAAGGCCCGGACGATCGCCTTGCCGTCCTCGTCCTCGCCCGCCCATTCGGACCACTCGATGATCTCGGTGTCCCACTTCGGTGGGTCCGCCTCGAATCGCCCGACGACGTAGTGGTCGAGCATCCAGGCGACCGCCGAGTGGACCTCGTCCCGGGGGATCCGCCACTCCTCGCCCGGGTTCTCGGCCTGCCAGGCGAGCATGTCGCTGCCCTGCGGCCGCCGCCAAGTCGCGACCGTGAACCGGTAGCCGTCCCGCGTGCAGCCGCGGAGCGACGTGATGTCGCGGTAGATCGAGCCGTCGAAGCCGGCGCCGATCTGCGTGCCCGCCGGCGGCATCCCGTCGGGCCAGTCGCCGGCCGGGCCGTGCGGCCGCGCGAGCGCAGCCCAGGCCTTCGGATCGATCGCGGCGCCGGCGCCGGGCAAGGTCAGGTTGCCGTAGAAGCGGGCCGCCTGGGGCAGGTCGCCCTTGTTGATCAGGTCGACGGCCTGGGCCTCGATCGAGTCGAGGTCGACGTGGCCGCCGTTCTCGCGGCGCACCTCGGGCTCGTACACGGCCAGGAAGATCCGGCGGCGCTCGGCCTTGTTGCCGAAGGACAGGTGCGCCGGCGGCGGCACCATCTGCCGGTAGACGTCCCGCGACGCGCTGGTGAACTCGCGCTTGGCGACGCTGTCCTCGGCCGGATCCCAGGCGTTCGAGGTGCCGGCGCCGCGGCCGCCCATCTTCGAGACGTTCCGGAGCTGCGTGTCGTGCAGCCTGGTCATCTTGTTCTGGGGGGTCCACAGCCCGAGCTCGTCCTGGGGCACCCACGTCGCGCGCTGGCCGAGGCGGCTCTGATTCGAGCTCGTGACCGTGTCGATGCGGCCGCCGCCCGGGAGCCGGATGAATTCCTCGCCCGCCTTCGGCATGACGTCGGCGAGGGGCCCGAGCGCGATCATCGGGCGGAGGGCGTCGTAGGTGTTGTCGGTCGAGTCCTCGCTGAACGCCGTGATCTGGATCAGCGGCGTCGGCCGGGCCATGCCCATCGGCTCGCCCGGCTCGTACGGGTACTCCCAGCCGCACGGGCAGCCGTGGTCGGCGCAGGCCCACCCGTCGTCGGTCCCGGCGAAGCCACCGAACAGGCTCGGCCCCACGCCCTCGAGGCAGCATTGGGTCGCGATCAGGGGGTTCTTGCCGATGCCCTGGGGCCCGATCAACAGGCCGTACCGATAGACGAACGCCGGGCTCAGGATCGGCGCCGCCGGGTTGAACTCGACGTCGCCCCGGACCAGGTAGTAGTTGACGTACCAGCGCTTTTGCCAGCGATACAGCAGGAACGGCTCGCCGGCGCGAAACCCGTCCGGGATCCGGCAGTGCGCCTCGACCCAGGCGATCGCGATGAAGAGCGGCTGGTTCGGCCTAGCCGGTGTTGTCGACGACGAGCTCGAGGAGCTGGCTGCGGTCGCGCGCTGGCTTGGCCGCGACCGGCCCGGGCTCTTCTCGGCGAGCGTCATCGATCACCCATCGGTTCTTGGCCAGCCCGCCGGACGAGACGCCGAGGTCGTCCATGAGCCGGAGCACCAGGGCTCGGTCCGAGGCGATCGCCTTCGCGCTCTCGGCCAGGGCGGTGGCCCGGACGTACAGCGCGACTTCCAGCGCCTGGCCGCGCGCCTCCCACATCAGCGCCTGGGGCCGCTTCCACTCGGCCGCCCAGAGCACGAGCTCGCGCTTCTTGGGTCGGGCGAGCGGCCAGGGCGGCGGGTCGCCCTCGCGGCCGGCGGCGGGCAGATGCGTCCAGGCCTTCTGGTCGGACGGGCGATCGCGCCGGAGGGCGTTGGGATCGGGCGGAGGGCCGCTGCGAGCCCGAGCACCACCACTTGGCATGTTCAAACCCCTCAACGCCCGGCGTTTGAACCTGA